TCTTCATCACAGGGTAGGCAATCTGGTCGAATACGTCAGCCTTAAGGTTCTCAAGGTGGTCGATACGATACTGCATACCGACGAGGTTATCCAGCGGACCCATAGCGTACAGGTTATCAGGACGAGGACGCCAGCCAGCTTGGAAGATAGGCGCATGGCCCAACCACGAGGGGTTCTCTTCATTGTCCAGAACGTAAGCACGGTCGACAACAGTGATGATACGATCCGAATGGAGTTTGTTGTCGTTATAGTCGAAGATGTCCCCGTAGAACGTAAGAACCTCAACGTAGTCCGACTCATAATACTGTTGGATCGACGTAAAGCCATCAGCAATAAAACCGTCAGCTTTGTTATAAGCAGAGTCAGCCGAACGGATAGATGCCCGAGCGTACATCATCTTGTCGATAATGCCCTGCCAATGAGCCTTAGACGGGTCTTTGTCGATCATCCGTTTGATCTCACCGAGGGTAAGAATGTTCTTGATGATCTTAGGCGTCTTGTAGAAGTCAGAGGCAGTAGGGTTAAATACGATGTCGTAAGGAGAAATACGGACCAGACGAGGGCCTTCGTAAGAAACGGCGACAGAACCATCCTGCTTAATGTTGGAGGTGTTCTCGTAGACCACAGTAGCAAAGCAGTTGCCGTACTGAATCCAATCGTAAAGGAGATTAGAAGCGGTGTTCACAAAGTCAGACTGACGGACCTTATTGTCCATGTACGCCTGAATTGATTCTATCTTGTCCTTCTTGTTGCTCTTGCTGTCAGAAGGTTCAAAACGCATCCACTTCTGTTGAGGGAACAGAGTAGCAAAGTAGTTCGCATGGAGGTTGTCCATGATCTGCGTCAGCTTAGGGGTCGTCGTAGAGTTCGACCACGGAAGGGCAGCATTCTTCGTCGTACGAGTGTCCGTAGCGTAGAGGTAGTTACGGAGTTCTTTCTTTTCGACAAGCCACTTGTCACGCAGAGAGTTCCACTCGACCCAACGATTAGCAATCTCGACAGCGAGAGTATCGGGGTTAAGCAGGTGCTCAAGTTCGATGGTAGTTCCGGCCATTATGCACTGCCTCTAAATCGTGAGTTAGCCCAGACGATATTGCTACTCTTGCTGCGCTGAACGTTCTTCATAGGTTTCACAGCCATGTCGACAGCAGAAGCTAGGGCGTCCTTAACGTCGTCGTGGGCTGGGTTACGGCTAGACAGTTCTTCCTCAAGGATTTGAGTATTACCGCCTCTGTAGTGCCAGATCGAAAGGTTGTCGTAACGAGGCTCAAGGACGGCTGCGATACGCTCTTCCTTACTGCCTTTATTCGGTCGGTACTCTTCGATGGAGATCGACAAACCATGTTGCTTGATGAGTTCTTTAAGCTGCTTCACAATAGCTACCTGAGCCACCGTGACTTCTGCCCTCATCTTCCTGAACGACCACTTATTACTAAGCTGTAGAATATGCTCAAAGTAGTCACTGATGCGATCCGTACGGAAACGATCAATCTCTAAGACGTAGACGTTATTTTCACCATCGACACCGACGACAACCATAGCAGTGTAGTCAGCTTTCTTGCTAAGGCTAAACGCGAAGTCCACTGCACAGTAAACGTTCAGGCGGTGCGTCTTGTAGAACCAGTAACCATTATCAAGGTGGAGATGCTTACGGTCGTAGTACTGGAACTTGTCTGAGCCTACGGGTACGTTATCTGGGTCCGTAGGGTCGTTGTAGTACTGCGCCCTGAACTGTCCTTTGTCGAGGTACTGCCCACGCTTCTTAGCTAGAATCTGTTGGTCGAAACCAAACCACTTACCGTCTTTACGTTGCTGACGAGGCCACAGGAACTCACCCGTGCCATCGCCCCTATCTTCTACTGCACGTTCAAAGATTTCGTAGATGTTCTCTTCGCCAACCTTACCACCATCTTTGTCGTACTGATCCTCAATCATCTGCATCAAGTCGTTATACAGATCAATCGGATGGTAGCGAGTGCCTACGACCCACTCACGAGCCTCAGCACCTTCGATGGACGACAACAGAGAATACTGGCTTCTTACTTTGTCACGGCCTTCGTTAGTGTACGCATTCTCATAGACAACAACGTCATCAAGTACTGCAATGTCGCAGTGCATACCAGTAAGGGAAGTAGTGAGGCCACCAGTGAAGATGCTAGGGTCACGTACGTTTTCTTTCTTACGCTGAGGGTGGTCTAACGCAATCTCCGAGGTGGTCCAACGAGTACGCTTACCTTCTTCAGGATGGACGTGCTCAGGCCAGTAACGACGATATACCTCAGAGGTAAAGATACCTTTCATAAAGCCTAGCTGCTTCTCCGCAAGGTTAGCCGTAGCAGAGATGTAGAGTACACGCAGCGTAGGATTCTTCGTAAGTTCCCACACAACCCGGTAAGCTACCATACGAGACTTCTGATGGTCACGAGGGAACAGAACGAGTTGGTGAGTCTTGCTGTCTTGACGTGTCCACCAGCCGAGCAACTCAGAGTGACATTGACCAAGGACTTGCTCAGGAGCGACAAGCTTGATGAAGGTCTCTAAGTCAGCCTCGGCAGCTAGACGGATTGTGTCGTTGACTGATAAAGAACTCATGTGACAATAATACCACAGTTGATTTGGTTTGTCAAGGGGTACGTTTTGCCCTTACAGCATTACGCTTTGAGCCAACCGTAAATCTTCTCGGTCTCTGCTTTGCGGTGATCTAGGCCAATGTACCCACCATTCACTCGCTTCGTGATTTGCTTGATGATGTCGTCACTTACGCCTTTATCTGCGATAGCGAACAAACCATTCTTCTCGAAGAACCACAGGGCAGTTTCCATTGCGTAGTCAGTCTCAACCAGCGAAGGGTTCTCCATAACTTCAGGCAAACGCATATCAGAGGCAAATGAGCGGTAGTTGTCCTTACCCGTCAACTGCAAGAAGCCACGACCAATCCAAATGTGACCCTCGCCTTCTCCGTTGCCCATGCGCCCAGAGTAAACCTTGTCAGCCAGAGCCTTGGGGTTACGAGCGTAGGGTGCAGCCTCAGCCACACTCTTGAACCGAGAGGGCCAGACCTTGCACATAGTCTCAGCGGAATAATTGAGATTTTCACGGGTGATTTTTAGGCCCCCGCTCTCGTGGCTGGCTTGACCGAGCAGGTGAGCACCACGTTCAGCAGAGAGCTTAAAGTGCTTAGCGATAGCTCGTGCCGTGTTAGGCCCAAAGGAGCCATCAGCGACGACACCACACTTCTCTTGCAGCTTCTTCATAGCATCAGACATTACGTTTACAGGCTCTCTATTTGTCGTTACATTCTTGTGCAGGCGGCTCATCGTCTCCACTCTTGTTGCGATTGTTCCCAGCGGCTAGAACGCCACCCAGAGCACCCACTAGGAACGACGTAATAGGCGTCAGAATTGAGAACAGTGCTCTGTCGTTTTCACTCGACTCACCTAAAGGCTGAGTTACGAATACCAAAGAGTAGAGGATGATAAAGATACTGATGCCAAGGATTAGGGTCAGAGACACCCCTACAAAGTAACGTAGCTTGGCCTCTAGGTATTCAGGGTCAGTCTTTTTCATTCTGATGTTCCCGTTAGGTCAGTGGCACACATTCGAGTACGAAGGCAAATAGGAGGTTGGCATTCAGGAGTGTCAAAATGGGAGGGCGACTGACATTCATAACGATAAAAGCCATCACCACTGAAGTAAAAAAGTACACCAATGGCAATGACAGACACAGGCCATATCCAATGTTCTAGTACCATCTTACCACCTCTCCAGATAACGACCCCAGAAGTACAGGCCAAAGCCAGCGATAACGCTTGTTGCTAGGATAACACCTGTCCAGAGTGCAGCCTCTAGGATACCTTCGATTAACTCTTTGCGACGATAGACCTGTTCGCGCTGTTGCTCTCTTACCCTACGCTCAATAGCTTGAAACTCTAGCCATGCGTCGTTACCATAACTGTAGCTGATAAGCTGACGCAACTCCTTACGCTGTTGTTCGCACTGCTTCTGGGCTGCAAAGATGTCGATGGCGCTTTGCTGGGTGTCCTTACCGAACAACGTCTTGAAGACACCCGGTGGTTCATTTGCTTTGTCGGCAGCGTAAGCAATATCAGAGACAGCTTTACCCCACTCAGACAACTGGGATGCCATGTCTTGTATTTCACGACCAGCAGCAATGCCCTGCTTAAGCATTGAGAAAGCTTTGCTCCCAACGCTGATTGCCATGCCAATGCTAACTGGGTCGAACATTTACAAGCTCCAGAGCATCTCAGGTGTCATGCTGCGTCAGCCTCTTGGATCACAAGGGTGCCAGCTTCGACCTGACGCATGATTTCGTCGTAGTGACGGTTCCCCGGTGCCAAGGGGACGGACCACTCGGTGCCGTCGATGGTGGCCTTGATGCTGGAC